TGAAGGGATCGGCTGGCGCGAAGATCTACTTCAACCACCTCGGCAGCGAAGAGGCGTACAACAAGTATCGCGGCTGGAACATCACCAAGATCGGCATCGAAGAGTTGACGCAGATCCCGACGCTTCGCCGCTACCTCAAACTTCTCGGCTCCCTCCGCAGTAAAGAGCGCCGGTACGGCAAGACCGTGCTTCCGAAACTGCGCACCCAGATCATAAGCACAACCAATCCTGACGGTCCTGGGATGAGTTGGGTGAAGGAGCGGTTCGTCAAAGTCTACAGCGCGGGCAAGTTGATACCGTGGAATACACCGATGCGTGATCCGATCAGCGGATTGACGCGCATCTTCATTCCGTTCGGACGCCGCGACAACCAGTACCTCCGCGATGACAAGAAATACGAGGGGATGTTGCTCTCGCAGGACGACGTGACGCGCAAGCAGTGGGCCGAAGGCGATTGGGAGGCTGGTTCGGGCGTATTTTTCAGTGAATATCGTCCCGATGGTCCCGTTGCAGACGAGGTTCAGAAATATCCGTGGGCGCGGCACCGCACCGCACCGGTTGAACTCAAGCCATGGTGGTTCCGGTGGGGGAGTGCGGACCATGGCTACGATCACCCTGCGGCGTTCCACAAATTCTGCCGCAACGAGCGAGATAAGCGCGTTCATATCTACGATGAACTGATGCTCCGCCAGGTCGGCTCCTACGAACTCGGCGTGATGCTGGCGAACTGGTGGCTGCCGGAACTCGAAGCCCTCCCCGACCATCAGGTGACGATCTATATGGGCGAGGACGCCTTTTCGAAGACCGATTCCTCAAAAACGATCGCAGAACAGATGGAGTTGGGCATCAAGGAAATCCTCGGACCCTACGGTGCGCTTATGATGCGCTTCAACGATGATGAGCGGGCGGCGGCGCAGCGCAACCAGTCCTACGCGCAAGACCTATTTCAGCGGCGCAAGGCGAAGTCCGAAGGGCATATGTGCATCGTGCTCCAGCCGCAGCACGTCAAGCGCATCGAAGGTTGGAGTTTCTTTCGCGACATGCTGCGCTTCCGGCCCGCACGCACAGAATCGGAAGAAGAGATCAAGCAGCGGCTAACATCGCTCTACAATCGCAGCGGCGTGGAGGCGTACGAGCGTGAACTCGCGGAGTACAAGTCCCACGGTCCCGAGATTCTGCCAAAACTCCAGATCTGGAAGAAGTGCATCGAACTCGACCGCTGCCTGAAGGTGGCGCAGCACGACGTAGACGAGACGGGGCGCAATCCGAAGCGCAACGAGGACGTGCGCAAGTTCAATTCGCAGGACGGAGTGGGCGGCGATGACAGTCTAGAATCCGCACGCAATGGCCTGTGTGCCTACAAAGAGATCCAGACGCGGATGCCGAAGTCGTATTGGGTGGCGGAGCGGTGTTCCAACGTGCAGGAGGAGCATATTGCTGCGTTCGGTGAGCCGATCACGGATGTGACGCGCCTGATGCAGATTCAAACTCGGCAGGCGGCGCTCTACGCGAAGCAGAATCCTCCAGCGGGAGGCACGCTGACTCTGCCCCGCGCATCCGTTCACCGACCGAGAGTGCAGTAAGGAGAAATCATGCCAAAAGGATTGATGGTGGCGATAGGAATCCCGAAGGGTGGCGGCGGTAAGCCCGACATCGGTTCTCCCGGTGGGCTTGACGAGCCGATGCCGAAGCGTGGTGCGATGGCTCCGCAGCAGCAGGAAGCGGAGTCTCCCGAAGAGGATCAGGCGGAGGAGAAGGCCACGCCCGAAGAAGTTGGCTACCATTCCGGCAGCGAGACGTGCCAGTCCTGCAAATTCATGGGCGACGATGGCGACTGCAAGCGCTGGGGATTCGATGTCGATCCCGGTGGCTGGTGCCACGCATGGGCCAGCGGCCAGCAGGAAATGGGTGGCGGTCAAGAGGAAGCGGCGGAGGGAGACGACATGGGCGGCTCCGCAGGATACGATCACGGGCAGTAGCATGATGGACTGGCTCATACGCCTCGCTGGTATCGACGTAGCCGAACTCAATGCTCGTCTTGAGACGGCGGAGTCTGATCTCGCTGCCGCACGCGACGAAGTGCAGCGCCTCACGGTGGAGTGCGATAGGTTGCAGGACCGGCTTGACGCCGCGCTTCAGGACCGGCAGAATCTCTGGGACGTAACGCAGGAAGCGCTGCGCGGCGAGCGCACGGCATATCAGATGTCTATCAACGCGCAATGGCAGCAGCGTGGATTCGGCGCACCCTATCCTGAAGCGCCGCAGATTCCCCCCGGTTCCGCGCCGCAGAAGGTGGAAGATCCGATCATCCCTCGCCGGGAATTGCCGAGCGAGCGTCAGTCACGCGCCGCGCGCCACTTCGCTGAGCAGTACGCAGACCGTAGGCTAGGGAGTTAGCGAAGGAAGTATATGCGTAAGCGCGTAATGCGTGCGGTAATCTTGCAGGGTTTTAAACTTTAATCGGCATTCATAACATCCGGGTCTAGACCATAAAATCCAATGCCTCACCCAGAATGGGAGGGGGATAGACGGCATATAGCCGAGATCTGGATCTAGTGTATACGAGCCTTCCATAGAGAAACTATAACATGCAAGTTCTGGGCAACGCGCCGGATTCCTATACCCCCGAGCAGATCCTCCAGCAGTTTGGGACCGCAATCGGGCAGGTGATATCGGCGTCCTGCGATCCGCAGTACGAATTCGAGCGGAATCTCGCCATCAATAAGGCCCGCCGCAACTGGCAGATGGTGATCGGAAATCAATTTCTGATTCCCGGCATCGTCAATACGCCATACGGAGAGATCGCGGATTATCTCGCACTCGACAGCCCGACCAGTTATCCCGATACCGGGGCGCAGGCAAAGTTCTGCTACGCGATCAACGTGCTTGGTGGCGACCTCTATAAGTTCATGGCGGTGATGGGAAACTCCGCGCCACGAGTAAAGGCCGTCGCGGACGATCCTACCGATACGCAGGAAATCCAAGCCGCGCAGGATGCCAACGCAGTCGTTCGCGACCTCTGGCTGAAGTGGAAGGCCGACGAACTCCAGCGCGTGCTGGCGTTCCACCAGTTCGTCACCGGCCCTTCCTACCTGCGCACCATCTGGGTCCGTGATGCCAAGAAATACGGGCAGACGGTCGAACCGAGCGTCGATACGACCGATCAGCCACAGGACGACGGCAGCACGATACCGGTGCCGCAGATGGGCCAGCCGCAGGTGTACGTGAATGGAGACGTGGAGATTCGCGTCCACAGCCTGCTCGAAGTCAAGCATCCCTACCTAGCCAAGAATCTGGACGAATGCTTCTTCCTCAGTTGCGAGGAAATGCGCTCGAAGTGGGCGCTTCTCGACGCCTACAAGTCGGATAATCCCGAGAAGCCGGGGCCGCTGGAGAAATACCGCATTGGCGAACCTCCCGACGATGAAACGCCTGCATCGAGCGTGGCCGCTGCCGAAGCGCGGGAATCCGTGGTGGTGCCGAGCGGACTTGGCCGGCCGCAGAAGCCGGGCTTCTGGCGCTTCAACGAATGGTGGATTCAGCCGTACATCTTTGAGTCCATCGAAGACGAAAAGCAGCGCGAGATCTTCAAGCGCCACTTCCCCGATGGCATGTACGTCGCCCGCGTGGGCACGGTCAACGTCGCCATCGACAATCGCGACGTGTCGAGCGAATGGGCAGTCTGCAAGACCGGTCGCGGCGAGCACATCGTTGAGCGCCCCATCATGGACGATGGTGTTCCGATCCAGCGTGCCCTGAACGATCTCTACAACATGGCGATTGAGACGATTCTGCGTGCCATCACGCAGACCATCGTGGATTCGGCGCTCCTAGACCGGGAATCGCTCGCCAGCAAAGAGGCGCTTCCGGCAGAGATCATCCTCACACCGCTACCGACCGATACGGACATTTCGAAGCGCATTTACCAGATTCCTCCGACGCGCCTCACCGATCAGGCGGTGCCTCTCCTGATGCAGTTGCGGGCAGCCATGCAGGACATCACCGGCATTCGCCCTGAACTCTCCGGTGGTGGCCAGCCTACGCAGACATACCGCGAGGCGAAGCAGCGCAAGGACCAAGCACTCCTGCAATTGAGTCCGCAGGCGCAGGCGGAGCAGTCCGCATGGGTAGCCGCTGGCACCAACGGTGTCAAACTGCGGGCAAAGTTTGGAACGGCCCAGATCAAGTCGCCGCGCAAGGGTGCGTTCGGTATCGAGATCGACGTAGTGGATTTGGCGAATTTGAAGTCGTCCGGTTGGCATATCGAAGGGGACGATTCGTTCCCCATGAATGCGAGCGACCGCTTCGACAAACTCTGGGGTTTGCTTCATGATTTTTCACCCGAAGTCCAGCAGATGCTCAGCATCTTGGACCCTATAAATCTCGAACAAACCCTGGAAATTCTCCAGATCCCCGACTTCAAGAGCGTCTCGGAAGATCAGAAGCAGAAGACAATGGGCGATATCTTCAAACTGCTGCAAGGACAGCCGCAGCAGGGCGAGGACGGCAGCATGGAGCCTTCGCTTCCGATTGACGATTACGACGATCACCAGTTCGTCTCGACCTTCCTGCCGGTCTG